CGCCCTGTCTTCTTCGTCCATCACGTTCCACATTTCCTGCGTAACGCCGGGCGGGAGTTTCGTGGCTTTCGGCTTTGTGGCGTTGAATTTCTTAGCCATTGGACCGGAATACCTGTTGCGAACTTCGGCAACAAATTCCTCCGGTATCTGGCTCATCTTGTTTGCCAGCATTGACCGCACCTGCGCCAACGATGCGGCAATCGTCTCGTTCGTCTGCCCGCTTGCCTCTATGCCGGTTGCGGGCTTGATAGCAGCCTCGATGATAGCGAAGTCAGCACCAACCAGCGCGCCGAGTTCATAAAGCTCCTTGGCCAGAACGAGCGTGTTGTTTCGCGCAGCCTCAATTGCGTTTGACTGCTCCACATTCCAAAAGCCCTTGATGTTCTGCGGGCCGCCGCTTTTCTTGAGCGTTGCCTCATACTCGTCCATCGTGGTGTTCAGCAGGTCCAGGCCAGATACCGATTTTTTGAACTGCCTGATCTGGACGGGGTCATATTCCTTCGTCTGCGATGGATTGCGAAGGATGGTCGGCTCGTTGGTTTTTGCGTTGATCTTCATCACCGTGCCGGGCGGAAGGCCCGCAGCAGCAACCTCTTCTGGCGAGGCCAGACGGAACGAGTTGCCCTCGCTGCCACCCTCACCCGGAACGCGAGCGCGCGGCACGTTGGCCTTGCGGCTCTCGCCCGTGTACGGGTTGCGGTCCCAGACTTGGCCCGTGCCGTCCGTGTATTGTTCCATCTTCACGGGCGCTTCGGTCGGTTGACGGATCAGGTTTAGGCGCTTGCCCGCTTCTGCTGTCGGGTCGTATTCAGCGAACGCGCCATCGCCCAGATTGAACGGCGTAGGCTGGCCGGCTTGCTGTTCCTGCTGCTTCAGCACCGCAGCCTGATAAGCCGTCATGGGCTCCGGCACGACAGGCCCAATCCCCGCCTGCGCCGACAGCGCCGCGATCTGCCCGTCTAGCGCCTGGTCACTGAACTTCGTGACGTCCAGCGGCATCTGCGAGACGTCCTGCCCGATGATCTTCGAAATCGTCGGCGCGTTCTGTTGCCACCATTGGCCGCGCTGCGCCTCGGGAAGCGCGCGTTGCTGCTGCATGAGCGCGAGCGTCTGTTTCAGCTTGTCGCCTTCGGCGGCCTTGTTTGTCGCCTCGCGCTTCTCGAAGCCTGCCGGGTCAAAGCCGCGCTGGAAACCATCGAGCGCAGACGCCAGAAGCGCATTGCGTGGCGGCCCCTGCGGCGGTGAGAACGGACTGCCTGCGGACGGCGCCATTGGCGATGCGGTCATTGGCGCTGCCGACATCGCGCCGGGCTGGTAGGCATCAGCCGAGACGTCAAAAGCGGGCGCAGGAGCGGGCGCGCCCGTCGGCATCGCCAGCGGGTTCTTCCTTGCGGTGTAAGCAACCATGATCAGGCGAACCCTTGTCCGGGATAAGCAGCGCGCGACGGATCGACATAGCCGGGCTGGCCGTAGGTCGGCGTTCCCGGTTTCTTGAAGAAGTCACCCAGCGATCCAGCAGCCGCCGAGAGGCCCTGACCGTACCCCTGATATGCGGAGGTCAGCGCATTGGCTCGAGCATTGCCGCCCTGCATCATCGCGTTCCCGGCGTTCGCGCCGTAGTTGCCGGCCGCAGTGCTTGCGAGTTGCGAATTCGTCTGGCCCATGCCTGCGAGGCTGTTGAGTTGGTTCGTATAGTCCCCAAACGCGCCGTAGGTGTTCCCGGCCAGCGTCTTGGCATAGCGGCCCTCTGCGGCCCCGCTGATGGACTTGCCGGCCGCGCCGAGGTTGCCCTTGATCTGGTCGAACTGCTGGTCGTTGATGGTCGTTGCGAGCTTGGCATAGGGCGAGGCGTAGAACTCCGCGAGCGGGTTGGACGCGCCGCCCATCGCGCCACCCTGCACCTGCTGCGCGCCGCCTGTCGGCATCGTGCCTTTCGTGTCGGTCATCGACGCGAGCGTGCGGCCCTCGTTCTTGCCGAACTGGTTGTAGTGCCAGTTGGCGTATGCGTCCTGATTGCCGCCGAACAGCGCCTTGATGTCGGGTTTGGCCCACTCGGCAGCGAGGTCAGGCTGCTGCATGTAGGCGGCATAGTTGAAGCCGCCCGGCGCTTGCGTGGCGACCGTCTTCCAATCGTCCCCGCCGTTGCGGATCATGCCGCCGACAGCGCCGCCTAGCGCGCTGCCGATAGGGCCAAGGCCGGGAATGAAGCTGCCCGCAACGCTGCCGATCAGGCCCGCCGCCGCGTTTGACCCGCCGCCGCCTGTGTGACCCTGAACCGGCTGGCCCGCGCCGAGGTTCGGCAGCATCTGCGAGCCGCCGCTCATCCCGCCGCCCATCCCGCCGCCGCCACCGTAGGCCGCCTGATAGTCCTGTGGCGCGATGCCGAACAGCGCCGCGAGCTTGTTAGAGGCAGCGCCGCCCGTCATGTAGCCGGGCGCAGCTAGGCCGCGCTGGTCCGTGTAGATCTGGCGCTGCAAGGCCGTCGTCTGGTTCGCCGCGTCCTGTTGTGCGTTTGCCGCAGCCTGCCCGCCTTGGCCCGACATATAGCCGCCAGCCAGTGACGCGCCCGCATTGATCAGCGCGGGAGCGTTATCGGCTGCGAACTTGATGACTGTATCCCATCCGCTCATTTATGCCGTCCACGTCACTGACATACTGCCGGACAAGCCCGGCGCCGTTATCTCGTTCGTTCCACTCGCGCGCTGTATCTCGAGCCGGATGTCCACCTGCGCGCCTTCGTTCGCCGGAATGAGAACTGCGGTCAGGGGCAGGCCTGTGAATGAGGTCGTCCAGAATGGACCGATGGTGAACGGTATTCCCGCCTCGCTCTCGGCAATCGCAGCCGCGTAATCCACCGTGAACGTACCGCTATCGAGCGTGTATTCCGTGCCGCCGCCCGTCAGTTCTTCCCTGATGCGCCAGTTGCCGCTGAAGCTTGTGTCAACCGTCCCATCGTCGCTAAGCCCGCCGCTGATGAAGGCGTCTGTGTTGACCGTGATGCTGTAGTCCCCACCTGCGCCTGTCGGGGTTAGCGTGACCGTGGCAATCGTCACCCACGTTGCACCGCTGCTGACACCGCCACTGAACGCCGCAGCGTTGGAGGTTGTGCCACCGCCACCGCTCGCCGCAGCCTGCACCGCCGCGTCGTTGACGATCCGCGCCGCGCGCTCCGCCGCAAGCGCCGCCTCTGCCGCCGCCTGCTGTTGGGCCAGGATCGCAACGCCGCTGTTGACGTTGCTGGAGAACTTCACCCCGCCCGTCAGGTACTTGTACCACTCGTTAGTCAGCCGCCCCTCTTTATCGACCAGAGGCACGCCCAGCGATGGCGGTTTAGGCGCCCGCTCAACCATCACAGGTCCTCATTGACGATGACGCCGAGGTACGCGGCTTTGACCGGGTCGGACTTGCGGAACTGGAACACCATTCCCGCGAGCTTCGTGCGGCCGCAGCGATGCCAGACCGTGCGCTGGTCATAGACACCCAGCGCGCCCAGCTTCCGGTCGCGCCAGTTTGTCCACGTATTGCCGCCATCCACTGAGGCGCGCATCTGCACGATGGGGTCAGAGCCCTGCCCGGTCGAAATGCCCACGCCCTTGCTACTCTCGAGCCGCAGCGTCGTGATCGGCAAGCTATCGGGAGCGCCCGACAGGTGCGCCGTGAACTCGCGCACAATCTCCGTCCCCATCGTCGTTGTGTTCGCCATGCTTTCCGACGTGTAGTCCCGGCTCAGCTCGTCAAACTGGCCCGTTGCATCGCAGACGAACACGCGGCCCGCAGCCGTGATGATGTCCGTATAACGCCACGTCGCGGTCAGGTTCGTCCCGCGCGTGTGCCATTCCTGCGTCAGCACATCGAACACCATGCAGGCGCTCGGCGTGCGGTACGCGACAAAGATGTGACCCCGGTCCTGGTATGTCTTGCCGATGATGTTCGCCGCGCCTGCCGATCTCAGCGCCGCAGATACCCACGGCTCGGAGATGATGGGCGAGCCGCCCTGTCCCAGCCGGCGGACGTTGAACGCCTCGTCCACGAAGAAGAGCGAGTTGTCAGCCTTGACGATGCCGTCACGGCACGCGCAGCCCACTTGCTGCGTCATGCCCGCCTGCGCCGCGAAGGGGTCCGTGCTGTCGCCAGTCTGCGACCAGACTTCAATCGTTTGCGAGCCCAGCAGGTAGTAGAACTCACCCAGCACGCGGCCCGCGATGATGTCGTCAGGCGAGCTTTCCGCCGTGTAGTAGTTCAGCGCCGTTGTGGCGCTAAGGTCGAGAACCGACGTAAACCCGAAACGGTTCTTCCACGTCATCAGCCCGCGCTGGCCCAGCGTGTCCACACTGGTGAAGACCGAAGCGCCCGCGTCTGACAGAAGGGTCGTGAAGCCCGTGTTCACCGCGCTGTCAGTGTAAGCAACCGTCGTGTTTGCCGCTGCAAGCGATGTCGTGCCGAACGTGAACGCGCCGTCCGATTTGGTGGCTGTAACGTAGCCGATGCGGACCCGCGTCGTCAGAACCGTGGGCAATGCCGCAGCCGCAGCCGATGCGCTGGCATAGCCCGTGGCGTTGGCAGGCGCTTCGATTGGCGTGATGGTCCCGGCAGCGTCGATGTCCAGTGCAACCGCGCCGAACAGGCCTAGCGGAACCACGTCATTGCCCGGCGCCGTACCCGCAGCAACCGCCGTCTTGTTATAGACCGTTCCAGCTATCGAATAGCTGAACGCGCCGGTTGCGACGTTTGCAGGCGTGGAGCCTATCGCAAGATTGGGATCGACCGTGACCCCGTCCGAGGCCCGCCTGATATACGTCCCGTCCGACACATAGGGCTGGCCGTTGAAAAGCCCGAAGCCCTCGGTTTCCGTGAACGCGAAGTCGCCACGGTCTGTCCCGGCAATCGTCCCCGTGAGGCTTCCCGTGGTGTTGCTCGATGGCGTGAACGTGGACAGGGTCGTCCCCTGCGCAATCAGCACATTGCCCGAGGCGTGGCCGTCTGCCTGCCACATCCCACGGCACGCGCCGGCGAAGTCGGCACGCTGCAATGAGCCAGGCGCTTCGATCAGCACGTTCTCGCGTTGCGGGTCGTTCGGATGCGGTTCGCGATAGACGTTGTGGCACTTCTTCTCGGCAAGCCCCGTGACAACAGCGGAGGCCGCAGACGTCGCCATCGGCACGCGCATCAGAAGTATTCCGCCCGCGTCGGCTTGTTGAACCGCTCGCCGCTCTGGACCAGCCGCCGCAGGTTGCGCTCTGCTGTCGGCTCATAGGTCTGCCGGAACGATGCGGCCTGCCCGCCGTCCATGTAATCGTCAGCCGCATGACACGCCACGTACATGGCGAGGTCTTCCAGCATCGACTGCGGGCAAGCGCTGTCGGACCAGTAGGCAATGCCGAGGTCGCGCAGCTTCTCGTTGACGCTGGCAATCAGCCCCTCAATTAGCGCGGTATCCTCGGCTTCCGCCGTCTCGCCTGCTTGCAGCACCTTGAGCTTCTGAAGCACGCGGTTGCGCAGCTCGGCAAGGGTCGCGTCAGCCATTGACCACCTCGCCCTCGATCACTTCCATCGGT